AGTGGCATAACGGATAAAATCAGCGTCTTTAATTGCGTCTGATTTAGCTAGGGAAGTTCCATAGCTGGCGTTATACAGGTTCAACAGGTTAACCGCTTTAACGTTGGTGGTGGTTTCGTCAATAGACCCTGAACCATCATCAAGGGAAACCGCTACAACTTCCCCCATCATGTTGTTAATGGTTCGCATAATTAGAGAGTCTAGCTTAACAGTCATTGAATTTTCTACGCTAGTTGTCAGCATAGAAATGAACCCGTTAAGCTGGTTAGCATTAGAAAAACTTTCTTTAATCTGTTTTTCAGTGAAAGATAGTGGAATTTCAAAAGTCGTTTTACTGTTGAAAAACTTAACGCTAATTTCAGGTTTATAAAAAACGTCGGGGGAATAATCTTCACCGTTGGTTAGTTTCCAGCTATCTGATTCAGTAGCTTGGGGCAAATCGCTAGAAATTTTTTCCATGATGGAACCATATTCCCAGCTATCCATCATGACACTGGGAACGCCCCCAGCATAAAGCCGTTCAACAAAAACAACTTTACCGATATGATTAACCAATGATTTAACATAGTTATCAAGGTTGTCTGTGTCAATTAACGCCTTGCCAACATCCACAATATTGCTCAGGTCTTCATTTAGTACAGCACTTTCCCCAAGAATCGCGGCGGTTGCATTGTTAACAATAGTATGAATCTGGGTTACTTTCATGGTGGCACCTTTAGTAAATAGGTAGAGTTAGTTCTTGAACAACATCTTTAATAACACGTTCTAGTATAGATGTTTTACTTGTCTCTTGCAACATCCTATATTTGACAATAGGGCTTATTTTAGTTTCGGTTAATAGCCTAGTTTTATCCCGGTTAACATCATCATTAGAAATTGATTCCATCCCCCCTTCATCTATTAATTCAGTTTCATTAAATGAAGCTGTTTTATTAGTATCATTTTTAGAACTGTTTCTAGCTTCAGTATCAGCTATAGTTTCATCTATGTTTTTAACTTCATCTAAATTGAACTTTAATTCTTCCATTTCTAAATAAAGTTCCCATTTAGGTTTAAACATTAAAACCATATATTTAGCTATTTCAGAAACGTTTTTTTCTGAATAAACATCTAATACTTTTCTTTGCCCATAATTCATAGATGCAATAAGAGAATAGTTATCAGCTTCCCCAACTAAAAAAGGGAATGGTTCTATTGCTTCAATAGCGTTAAACAATTCATTATCATTTAAATAAGCCGATAAAGTAACCATTTCATTCCCCTTTTAATTCAGAAATTAGCGCGTTTAAAACTTCCTTATCTTCATCGCTCAAACTTCCATCATTCAACATTTCTTCAGCTTCACTTATTTGTTCAGCTAAATTTTTAGCATCTTCAGGCGGTAATTTTTCACCTGATTCGTTTAACGTTTCTTCTCCTGATTCGTTTAACGTTTCTTCTCCTGATTCGTTACCATTTTTTGAGGATGTTTCTAAAGATAATTCTGGCGATTCGTTTAATAATTTGTTTGATTGTTTGCTTTTCCATGTTTCTTCCCCTTCATTCATATCAACATTTTTACGTTTCCATATTGAACCATAGTCAACGGAAACATTTAAGTTAAACATTTCATTTAGTTTGATGATACCGTCATTGCGACACTTATTCATATTGTCAATTAGTGGGTAAAGAACATCTTCCCCCTGTTCAACTTCCCCGCTAGTAAGCCTTTCACGCTTCATATTGTAGTTTGAATTTAAACCTAGTTCATTGCTTAAACTAGCTTTAAAGTATTGGTGAAGTTCTATTATGGGGTTAATTGGGTTACTTTGCCCACTAGACCCCCCTTGAACTTTAATCCCATCAAACAAGGCAGCTTCACCGATAACGCTAATTTCACCGCCTACAATTTTATCAATGTATGCTTCTGCCCCCGCTTTTGTTTTATCGTCGCTGGCACTAAATACAGTTCTGATTCTTGAATTGATACTAGCCATGTTAAGGCTAATTTCATTTTCAATTAATGCGCTGTTGAATTTATTTATGATGTTATGAATACCGTTTTTCATATCATCATTTTCAATTAAAACCCCTTCAGTTTTAAGGTTGAAAGTTTTATTCAGTTTCAAGCCGGGGTTAGCCACCACAATTTCAGTGGGGTTTCCGTAAACGTCTGGTAGACCCCCTAAACCCCCATTAAAAGCGTATAAGTTGCCTTCATGTTCAGCTATGAAAGCATACCCATAAACCTGAAGCATGTATTCAAGTTCACGTTGAGGGATTGTTTCAGGTAAATTCTGCCAACTAAACATCGTTAACGTTTTAGCTAACGTTTCGTTATTGGCTTTGGATAAATTACTTTTTTTATCTTTAAAGTTATACATTATTTAGTTTCCTTTTCAACGTGGTCTATCATGCGATTAATTGCTTTAGTGTTTTCGGTTATGATAACCCTAAAATCATCTAACATTTCACGCTGATATTTAGTCGTTTCTCTATTATTCCAGAATAGGGCAATGCACGCCGCTATAGGAAACCCAACTAAATTTATTAATTCAACAATGGCGTTAACTTCCATAATTAACCCTTACAAATTTTAAGATAATTACCGATTGCATCCCCAACATTATTATCCTGATAAAAAACTCTATCAGTGTTGAAGAACCATAGAACTTGCTTTTCAACCTTATTTTTAGGTTTAAAGATGTTTCTATTGTAGTTAGTTTTTGGGTTAAAGTCTAGGGTATAGATTAAATCTGAATCTGGGTATTTAAGTTCGGTTGTTTTTAAATGAATATAAGTAAAATAAACATCTTCATATTCTACAATTTCACACTGATAGACAACATCATTAAATTCTATGAAATAAGTGAATAGAACATCTTTAGGCTTATACTTATAGGGTAAATGGGGATAGATTGAAAGTTCCCAGGCCCCCCCGGTTATCATTTCTAGTTTAGGATTATCAAACGCAAAATATTTATTATTAACGCCCCCCTTGTTTTGACTAGCGCAATATTCTACCGCTACTGTTAATTTAGAATCGCCATAATGGTAAACATCTATAGCCCCCTGTTTCATGTTAGGTATATGCTTAAGCCCCATTTCATTAAAATAGGGGCAGAATTTATTTACTGTATTACCTAACATATAAATTTTAACGTCTTGGCGCTTTCTTACTATGGTTGAAATTGTATTCATAAAAAGAATAAATTCATCCTGAAGGTAAAGCCTACCTGTTAAAAATTCATCAAAAACAACAGTTTTTATTCTAGGGAATGAAGTCGATTTATCATGTTCCCCATCTGATAAAGCAAAAGTGAACGCTATAACGTTAGAATCATTGTAAATAACTTTACCCTTATCATCATAGTTGCATAGATAAAATTTACCCGCATAGTAGTGGATGCCTTCAAAAGTACCTTTAGTTATTTTTTCCACTTCACCGTTTTCAATTAAGCCCGAAAACAGCCTACTAGCTCGCCTACCTGTTATATCTTCTTTCCAGCGTCTAACATAGGCTAATTGGCTACCGTCTTGCCAGTAGCTTTCAAGCCCCTTTTTAAGCAGTGCGTAAGTTTTACCGTTTGAACGTTCGCCAAAAATTATGTTGTAGGTTGCGTTTTTCTTGTCGATTTTTTTAGTGTTGTAAAAAGTCATACACTTTTAACCCCTTTAAATAGTAAACCTTCAGACAATTTTTTCATAAAATCTTTATACTGTTCAGCTATTGATAATGTAAAATCACAATTTTCTAAGTGAATCCCTGTCAATGGGTTAACAGTAGATTCGTTACCTAAATAATCAACAGTCTTGAATTTCAGTTCATCATCTATATAAGTATGAGTCATTTTACCCGTTTCAGCCCCCGGTACATATAAAGAATCATTAAACATTTCAAACACTTTACCATTATCATAATCGCAACATCTTAAAAGATATTCTAAACCCTTTTGCTTACTTAAACCAGCTACGGTTATATGTAATTTACCGTTTTCTTCAACAAGGTAGCGTTTTGCCCCTAGCGTTTTAAACCTAGTATAAGTTCCTTCATAATCCCATACTCCCATCATTTTAACTTTACCCTGTTTGGTTTTAGGTGCTAGTTTTTTGGCGTCTAATTTATGGTGTGAACACACCGCATTCATTTTAGAAATTATTTGATTGTTAAACCATTCAATATAATCACCATGTTTATTGTAATTCAACATCTTTAAACTATCAGTGTCAGAATAAACGTAGTCGTTTCCCACTGCTAAAATACCTGTCCATAAATTGCGTCTAGCATAAGCTGTTACCCATAAACCCCAAGCATAATATAGAAACCTATTTTTAGAATTATTATAGTTATCAATTTCTTCGTTTATATCAACCTTTTCAACATCCCATTCATTTAGATAAATGGCATTATCTTTAACTATATCAGTTACACTCATACCATATACAGAATTTAGCATACCTTTAGATAGTAGGTATTCAGTTTCATAACCTTCAACATCTTTTAAGGTTGTTTTATCTTCATATAGTTTTAGTATTGAATTTACTATGTCTTTGGGTAGATAGTTTTTATACGCAAAATTAACATTAGAAACTTCTATGCTATCCCAAGAATAAACTTGTTTTATTATTTCATAATCAACGTCTGTTATAGTTGTGCTCAAACTTTCAGCACTGTAAACCCTACCATTATTCAAAACAGGTTTAGATAAATTGAAACACTTACTTTCACTGATATAAGTTTCTTGTTCTATTTTAGTTGAAATGTTGTTGAATTTAACATCAAAAACAACCGCATGAACTGAACAAATATCGTCTAGCTGTTGAATTGATTCTAAAACAATAGGTTTAAACCTACTCATAGGAAACATTTCAGAAACCATAACGCTAGGGTAACTAGACGTAAAATCTATACTAGAAACATTTTCTAGCGTTTTACCACTATGCCTACCGTTAGCGTGAGTAAAGCCCCCCATAAATGCGCGTTTAAGCTGAACATAAATTTCTGGGGTTAACGTTAAATCATTCATTATCTTCCTATAGCGGTTGTATTTACCCTTATTTGTTTTGCGATGATTTTTAGACGTATAATAACATTCATTTTTAACAAAAGTTCTAACCCTACCTGTATTAGTTAAAGGTATCTTATCTATATCCCCGTATAGGTCTAGCTGCTCCTGAATATAGGCTGTTATAACTTTTATATCATTTTCACAATAGCCAAGTTCCTTTTCTGTTAAAGGGGTTTCTTCATGACGTTTTAAACTATAATCTAAATCACCTGTTAACTTTTGAACTTTATATTTAGTTAGATTTTTAGCGGTATTAGCCAGTGAGTACCCGCTCAAAATATACGAATCCCTGAACTCAATACCATAATCACATAAAGCCTTAACAGGTTTTCTTTCATCCACCGCAAAAACATTTAACCAATTAAAATATTTGCGCATGAACTGAAATTCATACCCTAAATTATGAACGTAAATAACCAGTCTATTATTTTCGTGTAAATCTAGCGCTTTCTGAACCTGTTCTAAACATACCGCTAAATCATCCCAAGAACGCCCATAAAAGACGTTCTCACCGTATCCTATGCCTAACATCCATATATAGGCATACGCCGCCTTGTGGCCTTGTACATACTCGCTTGTGGTTTCTATATCGAACCCACAAGATAGATTGATATATTTAACTCCTTTATTGGTTTTTACGGTTGTATATTGTAGGGCTTCTAATGTTGATTCTATAGCTTGCCATTTTAACATTTATAACCCTTATTTATTTTCAGGTGTGTCTTTTAAAGCATACCAACCAACTTGAGGCACTTTAGTAGGTTTCTCATAATTGGCTAATGCTTTTGAAACAGCTTCAACCATAGAGTCTATATCAGTTTCCCCCGCTGCTAAATCCACCTTTTGCTGTTGAACATATACGTTTATTTGCTCCCAAATTTTTTGATAGCCTATAGCGCTGGCCATATCTTCAACAGTTCTTAAATATTGTTCTACCTTACTTGATAGTTCAAAAAATTTAGATGATTTAGCGCGCAACTCTTTTAAGTTTGAATACTTTATTCCCGTATTACTCGCTATTTCTTTAAGGTTTTTGTTTATACCTGTTATGGTTGAAGTTTGAGCCTCAATAAACTTGTCTAGTCTAGCCACTTCTCTTTGTAGTTCATTATATGTTTTACCTTTAACAGAAAATTTACCCTGTTCAGCTATATAATTTTTATAAGCTGGTGAGTCAGTTAAATCATTAGCTTCTAGGCGTTTAATACGCTTATTAGCTTTAGACGCTTTTTTAGATGCTTCAGCCCTATACTTTTTTATTCGTTCGGCTTTTTCGTCTATAGTGTTTATAGCTTTCTGAACTTTTTTAACCTTGTTAGTTACTTTGCCTGCAACGCGGTTTAAAGTTGATTTAGTTTTACTATCTAATTTAGTCATTGTTTAACCCCTTTCATAACTTCATTAATTTCATTAACTAATTCTTCTAGTTCTTTAGCTTCAGTAACTAGAATAAAATATTTAAATAAATGGTTCATGTTATTAGTTCTACCATTTTCAAAAGCTGAAATTGTCTTATAGTTAACCCCTGTTTGTAGTTCCATTTCTAACAATGAAACCTTAACAACATTTTGTCTAAAATTTTTACATATTTGTGCAACTTGTTTAACTTCATCCATTTCAACACTCCTATTTAGTGGAACCTAAATTCTACCATATAT